AGTTGAGTGGTCTTGGATTTAGCTCTACACAAAGAAACAGTGTTTACTGTAGAGTAACTGGTAGTTTCTCAAGAACTATAAAAATTAACTTTTAAAGGAGAGTTATGGATAAAATAAAATTACACTACTCAATAAGAAGTGGTGGTGATGGTAGTGCTCATATACAATTTATGGAGTCAGAAGAATTAGCAATATGGGATCAAGACAACATGGATGAAGGTTGGGGTGAAACTTGTAACGGTTATGTTGAACTTTCATCAAAATCACGTATAATACTTTTAGAAGATATTATGACTATAGATGATATGATTGAAGATATAGAAGATAGTTTATCTTATTGTTGTGATACTAATAAAGAAAGTTATGAAAAACAACTTACAGAACTTAAAAAAATGAAAGGAAAACAAAATGGAGAACTTTGAAAAAGCTAGTAAAGATAAGTATCGTTTTAATACACCAGTAGGACAAATAACAGTAGAGGATTTGTGGGATATACCACTTATATCTAGAAAATCTAATATTTCCCTAGATAATATTGCTAAAGGCCTTAACAAACAAATAAATGAAAATGAGGAGGAAAGTTTCGTAGTAAAAAGTACAAGTAAGAATAATATTCTATTAACTAAATTTGATATTGTTAAGAAAGTTATAGAAGTTAGGTTGGCAGAAGCTAAAGCTGTAGACGACAGGAAAAAGAATAAAGAGAAGAAACAACGTATTATGTCTATACTTGCAGATAAGCAAGATGAAAGTTTGAAAGGTAAGTCTGAAGAAGAACTAACAAAACTACTAGGAGAACTTTAAATAATATTTTAATTTTATTAATATTTAAGGAGATAAAAATTGAATTTAGAATTATTAATTATTGACCCACAAAAAGATTTTTGTGATCCAAAAGGTTCTTTGTTTGTACCTGGTGCAGATAAAGATATACAAAGACTTTCTAGTATGATTTCTCGTTTAGGNGGTAAGATCAAAGATATTCACGTAACTTTAGATAGTCATCATTATGTAGATATAGCTCATCCAATATTTTGGATAGATAGTGANGGNAAACACCCAAANCCATTCACATTNATTAGTAAAGATGATGTGGAAAATGGNGTTTGGAGATCTACAAATCCTAATTTTCAAAAAAGAGCTTTAGAGTATGTAAAAACACTTGATATTAACAGTAGATATCTACTATGTATATGGCCTCCACATTGTTTGATAGGTTCAGAAGGATATCAAGTAGTTCCAGAATTGTTCAATGTACTTACAGAGTGGGAAAAGTCTTTCAAAATGGTAGATTATGTTACAAAAGGTAGTAATTTTTGGACAGAACATTATTCAGCAGTTCAAGCAGATGTACCTGATCCTGAAGATCCTGGTACTATGTTAAATACAAGACTTATTGAAACTCTTGAAAGGGCTGATATTGTAGTTATAGCAGGAGAAGCTTTGTCACATTGTGTAGCTAATACTGTAACAGATGTTGCTAATGCATTTGGAGATGATAGTATTAAGAAGTTGGTTTTACTAGAAGATGCTACTTCAAATGTTCCTTCTTTTGAGCAGCTTGGAATAGATTTTGTAAATGATTTAAAGAGTAGAGGTATGCAGGTTTCTAATTCAATAGACTTTTTAAAATAGAAAGGTTGTTAATATGCCAAATTTAATGGGAGATGACTTAGTAAAATCAACAATTCCTGGAACTGGTGCTTTTAATTTTTCAGGTATTAGACCTGAAGATTTAGGAGCAACAGAGTACACATTGGTAGTTATAGCTGTGGATAGATCATCAAGTGTTAGAGATTTTGATACAGAGTTGGTAAAAACTATTAAGAAAATTGTAGAAGCTTGTAAGAAGTCACCAAGAGCAGAGAATCTTATGATTAGACTTATTTCATTCAACCATGAGTTGGAAGAGATTCACGGATTTAAAACTTTGAATACTATAGACATAGATGATTATAAAAGTTTGAATCCATCAGGTATGACAGCATTATTTGATGCAGCTTACTCAGGAGTTGGATCTATAGTAACTTTTGCAAAAACACTTATAGATCAAGATTTTGATGTTAATGGTGCTTTGTACATTATTACAGATGGTATGGATAATAGATCAACTATGACACCTGAAGGAATATCTAACTGGATTAAGAAGGTTGGTCATGATGAAGAAATTGAATCCTTAATATCAGTTCTTGTAGGTGTTAATATTGAAGATAGTACTGTCAAACAATGTTTGGAATCTTTTAAACAGGACGCCAATCTTGATAAGTTTATTAATGTTGGTGATGCTACTGAAAGTAAGCTTGCTCAATTAGCTGACTTTGTTAGTCAAAGTATTTCAAGCCAAAGCCAGTCTATAGGAACAGGAGGTCCCAGCCAAATAGCTGGATTCTAATATGCAAGTAGATTCTTTTTTAACTAAAGGAACTGCTCATTCGATCTGTGAGGATTACATAAGGCATGGGACAAAACCATTTCCTTATGTAATTCTTTCAGACGGTTGTTCTAGTTCTCATAATACTGATATAGGCGCCAGAATACTTGTAAGTCAAGCTCATAGAACATTTCTTGATGATATGTTTGTAGAATTTAAAGCTGATAAAGGTTTGTCTTTGCCTAAATTCACAGTTTTACAACCTTCTTTAGATGTAGTGACTTTAATGGGATTAGATCATGCTTGTTTAGATGCTACTTTGATGTGTGCAATGGTTGTTGAAGATCAAATTTTAGTGAGAGTTTTCGGAGATGGTAGTATTATTCAGATTATGAAAGATGGTAGAGTACAAATTATGAATTACTCATATGCAGAGAATGCGCCTTTCTATTTATCTTATTTGAAGAGTTCAGAAGATGTGGAAAAATATCTTAAAAAGTTTAGTCCTTATGTGTTTGAGAAACGTTATTTTGCAGGTGTTAATATGTACAATAATAATATACCTGTTAATAAACCTTTTCAAATAAATATACCTAAAAAAGATGTTAAAGCTGTTTTAATTGCTTCTGATGGTATTGAATCTTTTTCAGGTGATTTTGCAGATAATATAGTAGAAGTAGTTAATGAATTTACATCCTTTAAAAATATTAAAGGAGAATTTGTTAAGCGTAGATCTAATAAAGCAATAAAAAAATTAGGAACACATTATGATGATATTTCCATAGGAGGTTTTTATTTTGATAGTGTATGATAATGGTAAAAAAATAAGCCTTACTCAAAATGATTTTATAACCAAAGGAGGTGAGGGTGAAGTCTACGGAAAAGGTTCTAGTATTTATAAAATCTATCATGACCGTAGTAAAATGATTGCTAATGGGAAGATTTTAGAATTAAAAAATATTACTGATTCTAAAGTCATAGTACCTTTAAATATTCTCAGTAATAGTAGACAGGTTGATGTAGGTTTCACAATGGATTGGATCAAGAAAACTATTTCTATTTGTAAATTGTTTACTAATGATTTCAGAAATATGAACAATATATCTGATAAGATGGCTATAGATCTTATAAATGTTTTGAGAAATGTTATAAATAATATCCATTCTAAAAAGTGTCTTATTGTTGATCTTAATGAATTAAATATATTAGTAGATACAAAGTTTCAATGTCCTTATTTTATAGATGTTGATTCATACCAAACACCAAGTTATCCAGCAACAGCAATAATGCCTTATGTTAAAGACCACCAAACAAAAGGTTTTAATGAAAATACTGATTGGTTTTCATTCGCAATACTTACTTGTCAGTTATTGATTGGTATACATCCTTATAAGGGTAAGCATTCACAATATAATAAAAAAGAATTAATAAAACGAATGAAAGAAAATGCATCTATATTTGGTTCTAATATAAGATTACCATCTGCTGTTAGAGATTTTAATGTTATACCTGATACCTATTTAGAATGGTTTCAAAGGTTGTTTGAAAATGGTGTTCGTGAAGCACCTCCTGAAAATATGGGAAAGCTTATACCTATAGTTGGTGTAGTTAAAGTGATTAGTTCAGTAGAAAAATTTATTGTTAAAGAGATTATGAATCTTGATTTTTCAGAAAATATCTTATACTATAAAAGATATGAAAATAAAAACATAGTAAAAGGATCAAGTAAGATCCAAATTAATAAGAAAGAACATACTCTCTCTTCCACAAAGACTGAATTAGTAATTGAAGAAAATACACAAATGCCAATATTTGTTCACATAGATAAAGGTATTTTATCAATAACTAATGAGTTAAATTTACCTCAAGATAGTATTCAATTACGAGCAGATGATATGATGGTTGTAGGCAATAGTGTATTTTTACAATATAATAATATGTTGTCTGAGGTGAGATTCAAAATACTTAATAATACTTTAATTAAAACTGTTAGATCCTATTGGAATATAATGCCAAATTCTAGTGAGATGTTTTCTGGTTTAGTTTATCAAAGTATTTTAGGAAAACCTTATTTGATGATACCTGTACCTACAAAGAAGTCCACACAATGCCATGTAATACCTATATCTGAATTAGAGGATTATAAGATTATTGAAGCAAAGCATGATTCACAAGTTGTCCAGATAATATGTTTTAAAGATGGTATGTATGATAGAGTTACAATTGTATTTTCTGAAAAATATGATAATTACTCATTGAGAACCACTAAAGATGTAGATTATAAATATAATAATTTTATAGTTTTGGAGAACGGAGTTGTGGCATCTATAGTAGAAGATGGGCAGATGGAAATTTATTTTAATAATTTGAACAATACTAGAATTAGAGTTGTAGATAGTAAAGATATTCGCACATCAATGTTGTTGATGAAAGATGGTATAACAGTACTTTTTGCAGAAGGTACAAAGTTATATAGTATGAAATTAAAAACTTAGTAAGGACTTTAAATAATATTTTAATTTTAGAAATGGGGTGTAGCCATTGGGAAAGGCATCTGCCTTTGACGCAGATAATGTGAGTTCGAGTCTCACCACCCCTTTAACTTAATAGGAGAAAAATTATGGAAACATTTGTACTAGTATGTAGTATATTATTTGCAATCAAGTCTACTGTTATTTTGCAATCAAGTTTTAAACAAATTAAAATTACTAGAAATCAGAGAATATTTCAATTTGTTATTGCTACTGGTATAGCAACTTGGGGATTTTTAACATATTTTTAAATTTATTACTAATACTATGATAAAAAAAACTTTTAATGCTAGAATAAGGAATAGGAAAAGAAGAAAAACATGTTTTATGAAATTTGGTGGTAGAGAAGTAATATCTAATGTNTGTGCAAAAATTGCACATACTAGAATACAAGCAAAGAAACTTGCNAGTAATATAGGTAAAAGACATTACAAGTGTAATATTTGTAGACATTATCATTTAACTAGTCAAAAGGATTTTAAATCAAAATGAAAAATATTAAAATATCTCAAGGTTTGGCTAGTATTGCAGTTTGTGGTTTAGGTGCATATTGTATGTATTTAACCAACGGTAATACTGGTGTTGGTTGGTCTATTTTAGGTTTAATATTTATATGGGAAGGTTATTAGTTTATGAACAATGATTTTGAAAACTTACAAAAATTTGTTGATGATATGAAGTCAACACCATCTTCAAATAAAAAGAAGGAAATATTAAAGAAGTATATATGTAATGAATTCATAATGAAAGTATTACTTTACACAAATGATGAAGATAAAACTTATGGTATAACAAGTGATAAAGTAAAAAAGTTTGATAAAAGTCCAGTTGGTGTATCTACAGGTAGTTTGTTTATTCTACTAGACGATCTTTGTAGTAGAAAATTGACAGGTCATGATGCTCTAAGATCAGTAAAAACTTTCATATTTAATAATCAGACACATAGAGATCTAATATATAATATTATAGATAAGGATCTTGAGACTAGAGCTAATGCATCTATTATTAATAAAGTAGTTCCAGGATTTATACCAGAGTTCAAAGTAGCACTTGCAAATAAATATGAAGAGAAGTTAGTAGACTATAAAGATGAGTGGTATGGTAGTAGAAAGTTAGATGGTGTAAGATGTATTTGTAAGATAGATGAATATGGTGAGATTAAGTTTCTATCAAGGACAGGGAAATTATTCACTACTTTAAGTGTATTGAAACTAAATCTTTATCAATTAGGTCTTAAAAATATTGTATTTGATGGTGAGGTATGTATAGTAGATAAGGATAATAAAGAAGATTTCCAAGGTGTTATGAAGGAAATAAAGAAGAAGAATCATAATATAAGAAATCCTAAGTTCTTTATATTCGATGCTTTAACTACAGAAGAATTTAATAGTAAATCATCTAGTGTTATATTTTCAGAAAGATTGAAAAGAATACCAATTTGTAATACCACAGAGAAACTTTCACAAACTATAGTTAGTAGTAAAGAAGAGTTAAAAGAATTAGAGGTAGAAGCAAAAGAAAAAGGTTATGAAGGTGTTATGCTTAGAAAGAATGTAGGTTATAAAGGTAAAAGATCTAATGACTTACTTAAAGTAAAATCATTTATTGATTCAGAGTATGAAGTTAAAGGTGTTATTAATGATGAAATTAGATTCTTTGAGAATGGTAAAGATATAGGAAGAATGACATTATCTGCTGTAGAGATTAGTCATAATGGGAATACAGTTAAAGTAGGTAGTGGGTTTACTAAAGAACAAAGAGAGTGTTATTATAAGAATCCTAATGAAATTATTGGTAAGGTAATAAAAGTTAGATATTTTGAAGAAACAGTTAATGAGAAAGGTGGAATATCTCTAAGATTCCCAGTATTTGTACATAATTATGGAAATAAAAGAACAGAATAACTATTACGTTTATGTTTATTGTGATGGTAGATCTTTATTTAATAATTCTAAATATAAAGAGTTAGTATTTTTACCGTTTTATGTTGGTAAAGGTAAAAATACTAGATATAAAGATACAATTATTAAAGTTTTAAGAAATAAACCAATACATAATAAATATTTAAAAAGAAAATAAGTGAATCATTAAAATTAAACTATAATAAAAAGAAAGGATAGTATGAATATTAACTGGTATGCTTTTACAAAAATAGTAATTATATCATTAGTAATTAATTCTATATGGGCAATTTGTATTACTTATATGCCCATTTCTTATGAAACAAAGTCTATATTTGCATTTGGTGGTATAATTGTTATTTGTTGTATAGTTTTTATATTATGTGTTGGAAAATTTAACCTATATAAATAATATTTTGAAGAAACAACTAATTCTAAAGATGGTTCTATATCTTTAAGATTTCCTACATTTAAATGTATACACGGTAAAGAAAGGAGTTTATAATGTTTGGTAAAAAGAAAGTAAAGAATATAAATAGAAAAGCAGTTTTAACTATTTACTTTAAAGATGGTACTACACCTATACAACTAATACAAGGTGATTATAAAGGTAAATCAAAAATAGGAAATTGTAAAAAATTCTATAAATGGTGGTATTCTAAAGAATCTGAATTGTATATGATACCATATGATTCAGGTGTTTTTAATATTATTAGAAGTAATATATCTCTTATTGAATCAAAAATTATGGAGGATTAATGGAACAACCATATTTAGAAAAGATAGTAACTACCATAGAAAAACTCTATAATATTAAATATGGTGACGATAGAGTATGTGAATGTGGTCATGTTTATTATAGACATTTTGATAGTTATGATGATAACTTTCCATGTGGATGTAAATATTGTTTTTGTTATATATTTATAGAAAAAGTTTAGGAGAATATTGTGAAAAAGAAACAAATTTTAGAAGATGTTATTTGTAATTTTGATATAATTGAATATTTTATGACCGGTCAAAAACAAAATTTATCAGAATTTTTCATATGTGAAGGTGTATTACAATATGATAGTTATAATAATTTTGATATAGCAATAAAATCAGGTAAGTTTATAGTTATTAATGGTGATGAATATGATGGTTATGAATCAGGATATGATATTAATGAAACTATTGAAGAATTACAAAATTGTAGTAAAGATGTAATAACCACAAGCTTTACTTGTTTAAAAAATGCAGGTGTAGTAGTATCTGACATGCAAGTAATTGATATTACCCAAGATAGATCTAATTACACAACACCAAAAAAGAAGAATTTTAAAAATTTTGAAAAGACAGTTCCTCAAGGTGCCACATATAAAGAGCGCAGAAACTTTATTAAAAAAACAGGAAAGCCTAGTGGTGCAATTTATGAAAAATCATATCATATTGCAGGAAGTATGTTAATTAAGTATAAAAATTCTAGTTATATATGTGGTATGGATGATGACAGTTATTTTATATCTAAGTTAAAGACCAATCCTAAAAGTGTTGATGCTGCATTCAAATCTCTTAAACCTAGAAGAGTTTTAAAGTATGAAAAGGATAGTGGTAAATTTGCACAAAGACAAGGTGAATGGTTCTTTATACCTAGTGATATTAAATTAGATCCAGATTCATTTTCTTTACATTTTGATTTACCCAAAGAAAAAGGTGGTAACAGTCACACAGTAAATAAATATATCTTGTATAAAGGTAAACACTATTGTGAATCTTATGTTTCACATAAGGAACATGGAACATTAACACTAAATAGTGTATGTGAAGCTATACAGAATACAGCTTTAGCCAGTTGGTCAGTGGTTGGTGTAGATTAATTTTTAATGAGATATTATTATGTTACATAAACTTATTCAATTTATGGAAAGTTTATCAAGTTTTGAACAGTCAGTAGTTTTTTAATAGTTGTTTTTATATTTATAATAATATTATAAAGGAGTTGTATTATGTTGTATAGATTTGTTAATCTTTTTTATGGTAGGTCAAGTGGTGAGTGGTTAGTTATTTTTTCAATAGTTGTTGTAGGAACTGTGGTTGCTTTTAATTGTTAATTTTTTTTTAATTTTATGGAGGATATTATGAACAAAGAACTTAAATCAGTAATAATTACCTTGTCTATAATTTTAGCTTTTATTATTGGTATTGTATCAGTATCTATGTATGTATTTCCAAAATATAGGATATACAAGCAGGACTTGAGAGGTCAAGCTGAGTTGAGAGAAAAGGAATGGACAAAGAAAGTTCTTGTAGAAGAAGCAAAAGCTGAACGAGATAGTGCATCTTTATATGCTGAAGCTAGTATTGTGAAAGCTACAGGTTGGGCTAATGCAGAAGTTGAAAGAGCAAAAGGTGTTGCAGAAGCCAATGAGATTATAGGTGAAAGCTTGAAAGAAAACGAAGAGTATTTAAAGTACCTATGGGTTAAAGGCCTACAAGATGGAAGTAGTGAGGTTATTTATATTCCTACAGAAGCTAATATGCCTATTTTAGAAGCTGGAAAGAGGTAACTTATTTTTATAATTGGATGCTGTTGGTATAATGCTAACAGCATCCATTCTTACAGGAGAATATAATATTTTTGTTCTAAAATCTGTATGAAAAGATTTAATGATTTAATGATTCTGAGTATACTGTAATAAAATAAGTGTGTACCTTTCCTAAATTAAATGATGACTTTTTAAAAAACTTATTTTAAAATTTAATTTTTTATGTTATAATATTTTTATTTTAAAAACTAAATTTTGATGTGATTTTTTTAGCTTCCATTCACTACGTTCATTCAAAAAAGCTAAAAAAATAAGAAACAAGTTTCTTAAAAGATTAATTATAACAAGTATCTTAAAATGTGTCAAGCATATTTTAGATAACACCTCATTTTACAGGACTTATGACAACTATATTTCACTTGACATACAGATTGAATTATGTCAACAACATTCTTAGTTTTGCAGGAGATGAAAAATGAATAAATATAAGGTAAATATTAGAAAAATAGGTGATAAAAAATGGGAAGAATTTACAGGTTCTTTCAGTGAGAAAAAAGGTTATACTATAGAAAAGGTTAAAGATCATATGGTTGAATTTTTCTCATCACCACAGTATAGTTGTTATGAATTTAGTATATTTCAGAAGAGGTTAGGAATAAAAACAATTAAATATGATTACTTGTATGTGTTAGATCTACCTACGATTACACCTTTTAGTAACTTAAATTGAGTGTGTATAAATGTGCGTGTTGTGGATCTATACATGATCCTAATATACATGATCCTAATATACATGATCCTAATATACATGATCCAGATCTTCTTCCACAATATTGTAATATTTGTTTTTATTCTATACCTAAACATATACCTTTAGAACAACATGAAAAATATTTAATATCTTTAAAAAAGGAAAATTATGATTGATAAATGTAAAGGTTGTGGTGAAAATCATATTATAAAAACTGGTATGTGGTTAGCTTTGTATTGTAATAAATGTTTTAATTTAATACCTATAGACCACATTCCACCAGAACAACATGAGAAATACATATTAAGCAAATTAAAAGCTAGGAGGATAAATGGCTATAAAGGGTAAATTTTTAACTAAAAGAATAAGAAAAACATACTGTAAATATGAAAATTGTGGTAGAGAGCTACTTACCAGATCATCCAATAAACAATATTGTCGTAAACATAGAGAAATCATATGTAAGGAAACCAGAAAACTAGCAAGTGAAAGCAGAAAAAGTTCATATATTCGTACTGAAAAATCTATATCTCCTAGAGATATAGTTAGAGAAAAAAGAAATTGTTTGAAGTGTGGTGAGAAATTTAGTAGCTTATCCACACATAATAGGGTATGCTATGATTGTTCTGTAGTAAATGAAAGATGTAAAGAAGGACATAGTATACATTTTGGTGATTTTGGTGTAGACTTTAGAGAATGTGAAGAAATAACACAAATATCTTTAAACTGTAGTGATTGGATTCCTTATATAAAATGAGAATATTAAAATGTAAATGTTGTGGAGAAGAAAAACAAGTCTATGAATATACTGAACAAATAGTAGGTTATTGTGTAGATTGTGTTAATAGTGTACCTAGTCATATAAATGTTTATCAATTAAGAAAGTATTTATTATTTTTAAGTGAGAAAAATGAAAACTAAAACTTGTACAGTATGTGGACTTAATTATGAGTACGATTCTTGGGAGTTTAATATAGAATCAGAGAAATTATGTTGGGGTTGTGTTAGTACAATACCTCTACATATACCAGATGTTCAAGTAAAAAAATACTTATTAATGAAAAAGGAGAGATATGAGAAAGTGTGATAAATGTCACTTAGGAAAGAATAGTAGAAATAAAAGAATGAATCATTGGATTATGGGTGAAGGTAATACTGATAATAAGATAATGTTTGTTGGTGATGTTATTGGTCAACAAGATGCTGTATATGGGTCACCCATATCTGGTGTAATAGGTATGTTATTGTCAGAGTGTGTAGAGAAGGCAGGTTATAAATTAAATGATGTATATAGGACTACACTTTTAAAGTGTATGCAATTATCTAAGGGTAATCCTAAACCACCTGAAGTATTGGCATGTAAGGATTATTTAGAAGATGAAATATTTGAAATTAAACCTAAAGTTATTGTCCCTTTAGGTGCAGTAGCTACAAAATATTTCTTAGGTAATAAGAAAATATCTGATGTGAGGGGGTATGTGTTTGATGATATTAGGGAAGGTATAAGAATAATGCCTACATATCATCCTAGTTCTTTGATTAAGAGACCAGCTAATTTGTTTGAGTTTCAATCAGATATATATAAGGCGTTTCGTGTACTAGAAGGTAAATATAAACCTATACCAAGAAAATACATATATACAGAAGATTTTCAAAAGGTGTATAATTTGGTAAGTAAATGTAATTCATATGCTTTTGATATAGAAACTACTGGTCTGAATACATATAATGATAATATAGTAACTTGTAGTTTCTCTTTTGCTGAAGGTTCATCTATATGTATACCTTTTAATCAAGAATGGTATAAGAAGATATTTGCATTAAATATAAGATCTGTATCACATACCAAGTTTGATGTTTTGTTTCTTAAAAATAGGTATGGTATAGAAGTACAGAATTGGTATTTTGATACTTATGCTGCAATAGGTATATTAAACGACAATGTAAGTCATGGTTTAAAGACGCTTGCATCAGTATATACAGATGTACCTTATTATAATTTAGAAAGTAAATTAGCTTTAGATAAAGAAGATATAAATAAGGTAGCATTGTATAATAACTTTGATACTGATGTAACATTTAGACTGTATAATATATTCAAGGATTGGATAGTGATAGATGGTTATGAAGATTTGTTCTTTAAAACTATTATGCCTGTTAATAGAATGCTTATAGATATAGAATCAACAGGAATAACTATAGATATAAATAGATTAAAGAATTTAAGTTTAAATAAAAATCTTGAATGTGTTAGAATAAAAAGAAAACTTAATGATATATCACCTATAAATTGGAACTCAACAAAACAAGTTGGTGAAGTATTATATAAAGATTTGAAATTAAAATGTCCATCTAAAACACCTACTGGTGCTCCTTGTACAAACGAGGCAGCATTAAAAATACTAGAAAATAAACATGAAGCACCTAAATTATTATTAGAACTGAGACATTTGGTTAAAGGTTTAGGAACATATCTTACAGGTGTGATTAATAAGAAGGAGTATTCTAAAGTTGAGTTAATTAAAACTGAGTTACAACTTTTAGAATACTCTGAAAACTTGAGTTCATATACACCGGATTATAATACAGATCTATTTAAGTTATTACAATATGATGGTAAAATTCATAATTCTAATAATATTAATGGAACAGTTAGTGGTAGATTAACATCACCTCTACATACAATACCAAGAGAAGGTGGTTATAGAGAACTGTTTACTACAGAACAAGGATTTATGTTTGTTGGTATGGATTATAAACAGTTTGAATTAAGGATCGCTGCGTACTTAGCAAAGGAAAATAAATTAATAGAGATTCTAGATTCACCAGATGTAAAGCAACAACTCACAAAGATGATAATTAACTTAGATTATACAGAAGATATATGGACACAGATTAAAGGTGTTATTTATGGTGTATTATATGGTAGAGGATCTGAAAGTATTGCGATAGAATTTGACATGGAAGCAGAGTTTGCAGAAGAGTTAAAGAAAGGATTCTTTAGGAATTTTAAAAATGTAAAGAAAATGTTAAATGGGTTTAGAGATGATGCATTATTTAATGGTGAAATAGTTGATATTGTAGGTAGGAAAAGAAGGTTCATAACTAAACAGTATAATATATTTGATATGGACGGTGATATATTTAGACAATCTGTTAATTTTCCTATTCAAGCTGGTAGTTCTGCAATATTTTGGCCAAAGGTATTAGATTGTCATAACTATCTTAAATATAAAAAGAGTAAAGTAATACATACTAAACATGATGCTGTGTATTTTAAAATACATCAAAGTGAAGAAGATTTAATAGAGAAATGTAAGAGTATATTAGAGAAAAATACATTAATAGGTGATGTATTAGTTGATGTAAAGGTTGGGAGAAACTGGGGTGAATGTTAATAAATGTCATTTCTGTGGAGAAGAGTTAGATCTTAATAATGCTATTACTTATTCATGTTGGGGTTATACTAATTTAAACTACGTAAGATGTAAGTTATTTGTTTGTTCTAAACATTGGAGAATGTTGTATGAAATATCATACTCACTAAATGTTGAATCATTTATTCCAGAACGTCAAAGAGAATATTTAGGTGTAAAAAGATTAGAGGAGGAATTAAATATAAAAGATAGAGTTTAGAATTTATTGTAAAAAGACCCTGCAACAGTTTAAATATTGTTGTGGGGTTTTTTTATGCCTACTACTAATTGTCAAGTGAATTTCTGTTGTTCAAATATATGTTTGACTTTTTACAGAAAATGTGTATAATATAGAAAACGATTAATTTTATTGGGGGTGTTAATGCTTAAAAAAGATTTTAATGATAGTGTTAGAAATTTGTATAACATTAATCCTGATAACCTAGAAGATGAATACATCAATGTAGTTAAAGCTTTTTATCTTTATTCACGCCTAACAACAGAAGCATACTCAGATCAATTAATAGCAAAAGACAAAGTTAAAAAAGTCTCTGCAAAGATATTTCTAAAATCAAAGATGTGTGGTGACACTGATAAGAAAGCTGAGAATGTAGTAAGTGCTGATGAAGGTGTAGTTCAAGAAGCTAAGAAAGATTATTTTGAGAAAGTTAGAATATGGGAGGGATATAAAAACAATAAAGAAAGTGCTGTAATGAAGCATGATGTATTGAAGTCTATTGGTTTTAATCGTAAAACCGATTCTAATATTGATAAAGATTAAGGAGGAAGCAATGGAATTATTTGATGAAAATAAAGATTATTACACAAAGAGTGATTCTTTTAAAAGAAAGAATTATAGGGAGTATTTATTGACTTTAGATCAAGATGCACTAACAAAAGAGTTGTCTGAAAAGATTGTTGGTTCTAAACTAAAGATAGGTAATTGGGAAATGAGACAGTTAGCAGATCATCTAGTTGATATTAAATATGGTAAAGAAGATGATTGACTAATAAGTACTAGAAGATTTAGTGGTTATCGTTATATTAATTTATAATTCATAAGGAGGTATTTTGGCTAAAAGAACAATATATAAGGTAAATTCAAGTAGAGCAAAAGAAACAAAGCAAAGGTTGCAGGAGGAAGCACAAAGGAATCTATTACCCATGTGGAAGATACCAGAAGGTAATAGTAAGATTAGAATACTTCCACCTTGGAGTGAAGCTGGTGATATAGCTTTTGAGTGTAGGTCACATTGGAATATACCACCTAATGATAGAATGGTTAATTGTCTTACTGTTATTAATAAAGAATGTCCTTTGTGTGAGCTTACTAAAGAGTTGAGAGGTCGTGGTAAAGATGCTTTAGCTAGTAAGTTTAGTGCTAAGAAGAGTATTTATTACAATATTATTGTAAGAGGTGAAGAAGAAAAAGGTGTGCAGATAATGCGTTCTGGTATTCAACTTTATGAAAACATTCTTAGTTATTTGTACGATGAAGATTACGGTGATATTACAGATGTTGATGAAGGTAGAGATGTAACTATTGAAAGAACTGGTCAGAAACTAGATACAAGTTATGTTGTAAAGGTATCACCTAATAATTCTACACTGTCTGATGATCCTAAACAGTCTGATGCTTGGATAGATGGTATGTTTGAACTAGATGGTATTATGGATTTCAAAGATGCTTTTGAATTGAAAGATGTCGTTAATAATATTACAGGTGAAAAAACTAATGAAGTTCCTAATGAAGTTCCTACACTAATTGATACATCTGCTAAAGAGGTAGATAATGTTGAAGAAAATAAAGAAGTTGATGTTAGTGCCGAAGATAGAAAAGCAAAATTGTTAAAAGAATTAGAATCACTTGTTTAAGGGGTTACAATGAACCAAGATAAAATATATGAAGATTTATTAGATACATTTGGAAAATCTGGTTCTATGTTAAAAGAGAAACCACTACCAGAACATAAATTAGGATTTCTTAGTACTGGTAGTGGTGCTCTTGACTATTCTTTAGGTGGTGGAATTCCTTATGGTAGATTAACAGAGATATTCGGGTGGCAAAGTACCGGAAAAGCACTACCAAATGATACACCAGTTATGACACCTGACGGATGGTCAAAAATATCAGATTTAAAGATAGGTGATTATGTATTTTCAAAAGATGGTAGTAAAACTAAGGTGACAGGTGTATTTAATAGAGGTAAAAGAAAGTGCTATAATTTTATATTTGATGATGGTTCTGAAATTGAATCATGTGAAGATCATTTGTGGTATGTAAAAGGTAGAAGAGAAAGATTAAAAGAGAAGTTAGGTACAGGTAAAGTTTCTAAAAAATATGGAACTTATAAAGTTATGTCTACTAATGATATAATTGATTATGGTGGTTTAATACCAAAAGAGAAATATCGTGTAGAAATACCACTAGTAGAACCTATTAAATTTAATAAACAAAAAGTTAGTATTGATCCTTATTTATTGGGATTGTTAATAGGTGGTGGTCATTTAGCTGATTACAAAAAGAAAGATAGTACAGGTAATCAGTGCGTTGTAAAACTAACAACTGCTGACGTAGAAATACCTAAGTTTCTTGGTAGTATATGTAGAAAGGATGCTTGTGGTAAGTACTCATATACTATTTCAGGTATGTGTGATAAACTTAGAAATGTTGGTTTGCTAGGTAAGAAATCATATGAAAAATTTGTTCCTAGAGAATACTTATTTAATAATATTAATGTTAGGTTAGAAATTCTTAGAGGATTAATGGATTCTGATGGTCATTGTTCTGTTAGTGGTTTTATGGAATATAGTACAACATCAAAGCAATTGTCAGAAAATGTAAAATTTATTGTTTTGTCTCTTGGTGGTAAGTGTAAAGTAACAAGTAGATACACTTTCTATACGCATAAAGGAGTTAAGAAACGTGGTAGATTAAGTTATCGTGTTATAATTAATTTCAATAATCTAGTACCATTCAGGTTAAAAAGAAAAGTTGACAGATATAAATTTTATAAAAGAGGTTCTAATGGTAGAAGGTTACAAAAAATTGTATCTATTAAGAACAAGAAAGAAGTAACTTGTATATCAGTAGCACATAAAAGTAAACTTTTTGTTACTAAAGATTTTATAGTAACACATAATAGTATATTTGCTGCAAATTTATTAGCATCTTGTCAGAAGAATGGTGGCGTTGGTATAATGCTAGATACTGAGAATTCTATGTTATCTGGTTGGTCTAAGAAATTAGGTATAGATGATTCTAAATTGTTAATACTTGATTCTGATTATCTTGAAGATGCTTTTGATAAAATAGAATTAGCTTGTGAATTTGCTAAAAGGAATAAAGTACCTGCTTGTTTAGTTGTAGACTCATTATCAGTATTAGGATGTAAGAAACAATTTGAAGCTGGAAAAACAGAAGATACAAAAGCATTAGCGTCAGAAGCAAGGATTGTCTCTACTGCATTAAGAAAAATTAATAAGTTAATATGGAATAGTAAAGTAGCATTGATATTAGTATCTCAAGTAAGAGAAAAAATAGGTATTGTATTTGGTAATCCTGAAACAACACCACATGGTAATGCTGTAAAGTTTTATTCTTCTGTTAGATTAAAGACAGCTAATACAGGCTTTATACATCCAGAAAATAAGAAATCTGAAGATCCTATTGGTATGAGTTGTAGAGTATCAATAGTAAAGAATAAGATGGATAGACCACGTAGTCCTGTAGAAGTAGAAATATCTTATTCACATGGTATTGATAAAGTTATGGATACTATAACTTTAGGTATTAAACTTGATAGTATAGTGTTTCATAAGGGTGGTTTTTTCGAGTACAAAGGTCAAAAGTTAAGAATTAAACAGTTTAAAGAATATTTTAACAAAGAGTTAGAAGACGGTTCTATGTTAAAAGATATAACAAAACCTAAAGTTGTAGAAGAAGAAAAGAAGTAGATTAGTATTTTTCATGGTTGTGCTTGTTAGATAATCGGGTCTAACAATTCCTCCTTACCCTGCAATGGTAAATAAAATTATCATTGTGGGGTTTTTTTATGCACTTTTCTAATTCTAAAAGATGTAATTAGATAATGTATATTGACAACATATTGAAAATATAGTATTATTAATAAAATAAATAAAAATGGAGGTTATATTATCGCTAGGCCTAAAGATACTGAAAGAAGAAAAGAAGCATTTAAATTATATAGAGGTAGGAATACTTTATCTAGTATAGCTGAAGAACTTGGTGTTACACAACCAACTCTTTCTAAATGGAAAGTTGAAGATGGTTGGGATGATAAAATAGAAAAGCTACAAGGTATGCTTAAAGCTAGATTAAGTATAAAAGAACAATCAAACAATACAATAATATTAGAAGAAGATGAAAAACAATTAGGTATATTAACTAGTCTAGAAGATATGATTCTAGAGAAGATATGTTCTGAAGAAATAGAACCTACATCTTGGAGTGATGTTGTTAGTACTATTAGATTAGTTAATGAACAAAGGAGATTGATACTTGGTAAACCTACAGTTAAAACAGAAACAACAATAAGTGTAGATTTAAAGGGGTTGGATGATGGAGAACTTGACACAAAACTCAAGGAAACTCAAAGAGCACTTACTCTCATTGAACTTGGAGAAGATAAGACAACGAGCTAGGAGAGATCCTTTTGCTTTTTCTCAGTATATGGCAACTGATTTTGAATGTCCTCTGTCTAATATGCATCAAGAGTGGCATAGTCATATAACTGATAACATATATACTGTTATTACTTCTCCTAAAGATCATCGTAAAACAACTACAATAAGTGTAGAGAGATGTTTATGGGAGTTAGGAAACAATCCAGATATACGAATTAAGATTATAAGTCATTCTGATGACTTATCTTGCAAGATATTACAGGAAATAAAAGGTCATATATCAAAAGAGGGTGGTAAGTTTCATGATATATTTCCAGACATAACAGATGAAGGCGCACCTCTTTGGTCTGCATCTAAAGTTAGATTAGCTGGTACTCATGTTAGAAAGGATTCATCTATAGAAGCTTGTGGAGTATTAGCTTCTGCTACTGGAGGTAAAGCTGATTTAGTTTTATTTGATGATGTTGTTTCTTTTAAGAATGCTATTCTTAACCCTAGTATGAGACAACAAGTTATAGATGCATTCTTTGGTAACTGGATGGATATTAAATCTGGTCCAAAAGCTAGAATTATATATGTTGCAACACCTTGGCACAAAGATGATTTAACTGCAAAGTTATTAAAGACACCAAAGTTTCAATCTTATAAGTATTTTATAGATGAGGACTTTACACCAGTTTGGGAAGAACGGTGGCCTAAGGAAGCACTTATAGAAGAATTTAAATTTAGAGGTGCAATATACTTTAATCCAGCCTTTCGTGGATTAATGATGTCTGATTTTGATAAAGTATTTAATAAGGATAATATTAAAGCTTGTTGTGTTTCAAGACAAGATATGCCTTATATAGATAATCTAGAAAAATTTATAGGTGTTGATTTAGCAATAGGTCAAGGTAAATCCTCTAAGTATACTGTACTATTTGGTTTAGCTTTTGATGAAGAGAAGAAAATTAGATATCCTATTGAAATACGTAGAGGTAAGTTTTCTTCACCTGATACTGCAAGAGAATTAATAGATATGTATAATGAGGTAGCACCTGTAGCTGCTGTAGTTGAGAATAACTTTTATCAACAAGCTATAATAGATTGGTTAGATGATCTACAAGGTGTAGAAATGAACATAGAACCTTTTACTACAGGATCTCAACAGAAGAAAAGTTTAGATTTTGGTGTTCCTGCTATGGCAACTGATTTTCAAAATGGTAGGTGGGTTATACCAATGGAAGAAGATGAGTATGATTGGGAATTAGAAAAAGGATGTGGTTGTAATATTTGTCATTGGATAACAGAACTTCTACAATATCCTTATGGAACATATAGTGATGCTGTAATGGCTTGTTATTTAGCTGTTCAAGGAAGTAAAAAATATTCTAATGAAGGAGTTGGTAAAGGTGGATTTGCTAGTTGGCAGATGGGATAATATATGAGTGAAAAAAATGGTAATGGGTTTCGTGTTTTAGATCATGATGGTTCAGAGATATCAATGGACTTTTCAAAAGCATTAAATCTAGTTGGAACTTATTCTGCAAAAGTTGTTGGTGATAAAACTATTCAATTAAGTTCCGATTTAAAAGATGGTGACGGATTCAGTATTAATCGTGGTTGGAGAGATGACCACAATACAAATTCTCAGGCTTGGTCGTATTCTTCTCAGAATATGGAGAGAGATTCTCTTTTATCTTTTGATACATTAAGAGAGATTTATAGAAGAAGTTCTCATGTTAGACCAGCAATAGATTCAATAGTTAAAGAAGTAGCACATTTACCTATAAGGGTAGATGGTAAAAAGAGTAGTGTTAAAGCTGTAGAAGAATTTATAAATAGACCTAATATATCAAAAGAGACATGGCCTAGTATTATACAGAAATTTCTTACTGATTTGTTAGTATTAGATCAAGCTGTTATTGAAAAAGTAAGAAGTATAAATGGTAATATTGTAGAAATATATGCTCGTGATGCTACACAGTTTAGACCAGTTCTTGACTCTTCACGTTCATACATAACATATTTTAAACAGATACTAACTGACAGAGCAGGTAAGGAAAGATTAGTAATACCTCATAGTGTTGATGATATTATATGGACAATACAATTTCCAAGAACTTATTCATCTTATGGTACACCTATAATAGAAACAATTACAAATGAAGTATCTGCTTTAATGTATTCATCTCAGTCTATAGCTAAACATTTTATAGATGATGAAATACCACCTGGAGTTTTATATCTAGAGCAGATTGGTAAAAAGGCTTATGAAAGAGCTAAAGCACAGTTTGAAGCAAGTAGGGGTGAGGGTGGAAAAAGACAATTAAAAGTATTAGACAATGTTGGTAATGCTGGATGGATAGATTTCACAAGGCCTTTTAGGGAAATGCAGTTAGCAGAATTAACACTTATTATTCAGGAAACAGTTAATAGAAATTTTGGAGTATCTTCTGTAGATTTAGGTAATGCTGATGGACTAACAAGATCAACAACTGATGCATTATCAAAGAATACAAAATCAAAATTATTTAGACCTTTAGTTAATCTTATAACATTAAAATTAAACAATGAACTAATAAGAGAAATTGCACCAGATGCTTCTTTAAGATTTGTGATAGATCCTGTTGTTGATGCTAGTACTGGTAAGGAATTAAGTGATGCTGGAATTATAACAAAGAATGAAGCAAGAAAAGTTCTTAACTTTGATCCAGTTCCTGGTGGGGATAGGTTAGCCGTGAGAATTGGTAATCAATATCTTGTATTAGATGACATGGGTATGCCTAATGGCATGTCAGATACAAATACATCAGATGCCAGTTCTACAGTTGATAAAGATAAGAACTCAGTAGATGAACAAACTATTGAAGATGCAGAAACTAAGAAGAAAAAGAAAGTTGTATAGAAGTAATAAAAATTAAGGGCTAGAGTAGATCGCTCGAAAGCTACATTCCTAGTAGTCGCCCTTATACATTTTCATAGGAAATTATTCAAGGAGAATAATATGAACAAAGAAGATAGAGTAAAAGAATTAATTGCTTGTTGTCGTATGAAAGATGGTAGAAGATTTTGTAGTTTTTCAATAATACATGATGGAGTAAAGTATTATGCTTCTGTTATGTTAGCTAAATCTATTTGGAATCTTTATAATCCAGATAATAAAGTAGTTTACGGTGATGGTTGCGTTATACATCATATAGATGGTAATAAATTAAATGATAATATTAGTAATTTAATAAAATTAACTAGAAAAGAACATGGAATTTGGCATAGTACTGGTAAAAGAAATGCTATGTATGGTAAAGAAATAACAAATGAGCATAGGAAGAATTTATCTTTATCACGTACAGGAGAAAAGAACCATATGTATGGAAAATTTGGTAAAGATGCTCCTAACTATGGATTAAAAAGATCTAAAGAAACAAAAAATAAAATATCTAAAGCTGTGAGTGGTGAAAGCAATTATAATTATGGTAGAAAATGGTCAAATGAAAGAAAAGATAGACATTCTATTATGCTAAAAGAATCGTGGAAAAAAAGAAAATTACAAATTGTTAAAAATTGATTCTTATTATTTAAAACAGAAACAATCCTTACCATTACAAGCTAAGATTATGTTTTCTGAAAGACGTATTGAAGAATTTTATAGGCATTATAATGGAAAAGTATATGTATCATTTTCAGGTGGTAAAGATTCTACTGTTCTTTTAGATATAATTAGAAAGAAATATCCTAATACTAAAGCTATGTTTTTAAATACTGGCTTAGAGTATCCAGAGATTATTAAATTTGTAAAAAGTGTAGATAATGTAGTTTGGGTAAAACCTAAAATGAATTTTAAAGAAGTATTAAATCATTATGGTTATCCTATTGTATCTAAAGAAGTTAGTCAAAAATTATTTGAAGTTATAAATACAAAATCTGATAAGTTAAGAAACAAAAGATTATATGGTGATAAAAATAAGTCAGGTAAAATACCAGAAAAATGGAAGTATTTAATAAATTCTAATTTTAAAATAAGTTATAAGTGTTGTGATGCATTAAAAAAATGGCCTTCACGTAAGTTTGAAAAAGAGTATGGATTATTACCGTTTATAGGAACTATGGTTTATGATAGTGCTTTAAGAAAACAGAAGTATTTAAGAAAAGGTTGTAATATTTTTGATGGTAAAAAGAAAGAATCATTACCTTTATCTATTTGGTTAGAAAAAGATATTTGGGAATACATTAAATTAAATAATTTAAAATATTCTAGTATATATGATATAGGTTATAAAAATACAGGTTGTATGTTTTGTATGTTTGGTGTTCATTTAGAGAAACCAAATAAATTCCAGATTATGAAAAAAACTCATAATAAGTTATATAAATATTGTATAAGTAATTTAGGTATTGGTAAAGTTTTAGATAAAATAGGAGTTAAATATGGGTGATGTTTATAGGGGTTCTGGTTTAAGTAGTTTATTAAATTCTAAAATAGATTCCAAAGTATCTGATACTAAGTCAAAAGGCGATATAAAAGATTCTATGGGTAAAGCTGCTGGTATATCATCTGCTACTGTTAATAATATACTGAGTGGAAATATTAATTGTCCACCTATAGAACGTCTTAGCGGTTTTGCTAAAGTATTAAATGTAAGTTTAAAAAGTTTAAAGGATGCTGCTAAACGTGATGGTTGTAAGTATTCTGATGAAAGATCTATTTGTGAATTTACTAATCCAATTGATAAATTAGATTTTATTTTAGGTATTGAGAGGTAATTTATGGGATATAAGTTTTTAAAAGAACAGTATGAAAAACTAAATAGGGATGCATCTGTATACGAAGAAGTTGATGAGGAGATGCCTGACACATTTGATCTAAGTGCTAGTGTTACTGTTGCTGATTTAGATGATGCTGAGTTACTTTTTAGAGAATCTATAATTAAAGCATTTTATGAAATTACTGTAAGAACTGGTAAACATGTTTATGGTTACAGTAAAGAAGATTTAGAGAAAATGCAAAATGAAATTATAGAGGAGTTTGAACAAAGAGGTAGAAGATATGATGTTCCTCTAGATAGAAGTGGTAATGGATGTGACATAAAGAGGGGTAAGGATGGAGCACCTGATATTGGAAATGCACCTAAAGAAGCTAAGAGTATTGTATCTAAAGCATATAATAAGTGTATAGAAGATAGAAGTAATAAGAAACCTAGTGATGTAGATAACAACTCTACACAGTCTGCTTGTACAAATGTTGCTATGAAAGCATTAACAGATGCTGGTTATGGTATTGATAATGATGGGGAATGGAAAAAGAGAAGTGTGTCTAAGACTAAACAGTTTTTTAGGTTTATTACAGATCCAGAAGTTAGACTAAGACAACATGATTTTGAAACTGGTAAGTGTGAATATTGTCAGTATTTTCATGATATGAGATGTAGAGTACTAGAACATATGGTATCTGCTGAACAAGTTTGTGACGCATATTCAGGTGGTTATTATTTCTCAGATGATAGTGGTACACGTAAGTATACTATTGAAAATTTTAACAAGTTTATAAGGGGTCTTGTTGACAATAAAATATTACAAAATACTGTTATTAGAAGTTTAGATACTCCTGTTGGTATTCTTATTATATTTAAAGATAATATGAAACCTGATCCACATTACTTCTCTATATCAGTTGGTGAGTTCATTGAAAGTACAATAAGTAAGAACCATTGGATGCAATCGGAGGTGGATGCGATATCTAATACAGGTGGATTCATTAACGAGTAAGAATTAAGGGCTAGTGCCTATAACACGAAAGCTACATTCCTAGTAGTTGCCTTTATACATTTTTTATAGGAAATTATTCAAGGAGTATTCTTATGAGTAATAAAGAAGTAAAATTTGATGCAAATATTGATGTAAAGAGATTTGCAGATCAAGAAGGTAAATGGATTATAGAAGGAATTGCCACTACTGCTGATCTAGATGTAGATGGTTTATATATTTCTGAGGAAGCATTGATAGGTGCAGAAGATGATTTAAAGAAATATACTACATTACTTTATAATCATGATAGGGATAAAGAAATAGGTAAGATTATTGATGTTAAATATATGCCTGAACAAAGAGCTTTATGGATAAAGTGTTTAATTTCAAAAACTGTTCCTGATATTTGGCAGAAGGTCCAAGAAGGTGTTCTTAGTAAATTCAGTATTAGTGGTACTGCATTGGATTTTACTGAGAAATTTATTAAAGGTTTAGATAAGGTAGTACAGTATGTAAACCAGATGAAAATATTTGAAACTTCATTGGTAACAATACCAGCAGATGCTAGTGCAAGAACATTAGCATTTTATGTTGAGAAGTCAATGAAAGAATTTAGTGAGGAGAATAGTATGGCTAATAAAGCTAAAACTAAAGAAAAGAAGATTGAAAAGAGTCAAGAGGAAACTATTGATAGGGATGCTAAACAACTTGAAATTCTTGTTACTTCTGTAGAAGATGCTTTGAGTTCAGATGCAGATGGTGTTAAGGTTGACACACTTAGAAGTGTACTTGATTTTTTGAAAGCACTTGAAGCAACATCACCAGATATAACTGAAGATGTATCTAAAAGTTCAGTTAGTATAGATGATATTACAAAGGCTATTAATGATTCAATAGGTAATCTTATTGGTGAAATTAAAGAAACAGTTACAGCACTTTCAGAAGTTGTTGTTGATGTATCAAAGTCTAAAGTAGCTGATGAATCAAAGAAGGAAGATATTTCTAAGTCTGTTGATGAGAATAAGTATGAGAAGAAAGAAGATGAAACTAAAGAAATTTCTAAGTCTGTGGATGAAGATAAAGAAATTCTTGAAATAAGAAAAAGTCTTTCTGATTTGAAAAGTATGATTTCTAATAATCTTCCTATAAGAAAAGGTGTTGGTTTTGATGAACATAAGGAAGATGAGAGAGATGTTGAGAAGAATTTGAGTGAGAAGGAAAAGTTCTTAAGATCTGATAAATATAAAGAAGCAGCACCTGGAGATAAGTTAGGTATGTTGATGGATTTTAATGCATCTCAAGTAAAGTAAAATTTAATAAGTTTAATAGAAGGAGATTAATATGGGTAATAATTGGCAAAATGAGATTAAGAGGTCTCTTGATTATAGTGCTACAGGTGGTGTTCTTATTCAGCCAGAGGTTGATAAGATTATAGCAGAAATCATAGAGTATAAGAATCCTCTTAGACAAAACATTCCAAGGAAACAGAGAAGTTCTGATTCTTGGTTGTTAAATAGGCGTAGTGCTGCTGCTGCAAATACAGTTGCACAGTGGGTAAGTGATCTTACTGAACCAGATATTGATAGAAGTGAATCAGCTAGGGTAACATTTCAGTTCAGAACATTGCTTGCTAGAGGTAAAGTAACAAGGTTTGCACAGGATGCAGGTAGAAGTTATAAGGATTTGCTTTCTGAGGAAATTGAAACAAGGTCTAGGGCTTTCAGAGATAAAGAAGAGTTAGCAATGTTTTATGGTGCTACAGCTAATCTTGAGCCTGATGGTTTAAATACACTTATCACAGGTAATCAGAGAATTGCACAGGCTACTACTCTTGGTGGAAGTGCTTTCACTGTAGCTAAGATGGATGAAACTATTGATGCGTGTGCAGGAGCACCTGATGTTATGATTACATCTAAGTCCGGTAGACGTAAGATTAGTGCTGCATTGCAGTCACAACAGAGATGGGTTGACTCAGTAGAAGTAAAAGGTGGGTTTAGGGTTATGTCTTATGATGAGATACCTGTATTTGCATCTACTAATGTACTGAATACATTCTATTTTGATGGAACTAATCAGCTTGGTGCTACTGGAAGTACTACTAATATTTTTGTAGTAGATACTAGTGAGTTTTGGGTAGGTTATATGAATGATGTAACTGTTACTCCTTTGAGTAAAACCAGTTCACAGTTTGATCAGTTTGACATTTATGCGGATGAAGCTTTTGTGATGCGATCTACTATACACCACTCAACTTTAGAAGGTGTAACTGCTTAGTATTAAAGTACTTATGGTAATAACTTTATTATTACATAATGTATGTTTACAAGATTTGTGATCCCTAGTATAATAAGTTTGATATTTAAAATGTTAAATTTTTATCTAGGGGTCACATTATGTTGAAAATTGTAGAATTAGAAAAGAAGATTTAAGTATTAAAAAATATAGAATATGACACACAAAGCTAGAATGGGACAAATACAAGATACATATCTTGTTGATGAAAATGATAATAATATAGGTTCATTTGAAAGTCCTATTCATGTTCAAGGAATAGTTGGAATTACTATTACTGTTAGTGTTGATCCTGTAGAGATGACTGATGTTGAAGGATTAGGAGATATATCAGTAGGTACTTCAGAAGTTCAAATATCTATAACTGGAACACCAACACAAATAATAAGAATACAGGCAGATGATAAAAATACTGGTTTAATATTTGTTGGTAAATCTGGTATATTAAGTGATAAAACAAATGATGTGTTTAGGTTAGAAGCTACAGAGGAAGCAATAATTAGTTATAATGATGTTAGTAATGCTTTGTATGCTATAAGTAATTTAGCAGGTCAAACTATTAATGTTGGGGCTTTATTATGAGTTTAGTATCATCTATAAGACGAGCTATTAAAATAGAAAGTAGAATTATAAATTCTACTGTTGGTAGTGTTTTGTTTATAGGTACTGATGGTAAATTACAACAAGACAATTCCAATTTGTTTTGGGATGACACTAATAAAAGGCTTGGAATTGGTACAGATGCACCTGGAGCACATCTTGAAGTAGAAGACGATACTGATGTAACTGCAATACAAGTATCAAACTCTGCCACAGACGGGGATCCTATACTTGCTTTTGCATTGTCTGGTACAAAGATATTCACAATGGGAGTTGATGACGGTGACGGAGACAGCTTTAAGATAGGAACGAGTGCGATAGGTACTAATACACGATTCAGAATAGATAGTGATGGAGTGATGTCATTACCTAAATCATCAGGGAAAGGTATTAAAATAGACACTACCACACCAACATTTGGTTGGAGAGATATAACTGGTCAAATTAGAACTAGGGGTGTTGGTTCTACAGATCCTACTGATGCAGTATATAGGAACGGTATAAAAGGATTTCAATTTGCAGTAAACGATGAGTCATGGATGGAGTTTCATATTCCACATGATTATGTTCCTGGGACTGATATTCATATACATTGTCATTGGAGTCATAATGTTACAACTGTTACAGGAGGGACTACAGATTGGTCATTTGAAATTATATATGCAAAAGGTCATACACAATCTGCTTTTCCTGCATCTGTTACTGTAGTTGCACAACAAACAGCAAGTACTACCCAGTATATGCATCTTATCAATGAAGTGCAAGCATCTGTAAGCGGAGGTTCTGGTACTCAAATAGATACAGATTTAATAGAACCAGATGGTATACTTTTAGTTAGATCATTTTTATCTGCTAATGCTATGACAGTGTCAAGCGGACCTGTCCCTGATCCATTTTGCCATTTTGCTGACTTGCATTATCAATCAACAAATATAGCCACTAAAGATAAGGCTCCAAATTTTTATACATAAGGGTATTTATGAGAAAATAGATAGTCAAATAGTGAATTTAACATAACTTATAATTAAATTACAGTCAGAAAAAGATTCGTTGGTTGCTAGTAGAATAGTTGCTAATTTAGAATCTAGAAAGATGGAATTAAATGGATGATATAAATTTAGATGTTAATACTATAAAAGAAATACAAGAATCTAAAAAAGAAATATTATATATTGAAAGAAATATAATTAAATTAGTTACAGGGTTTTGTAATGCAAAAGGTAAAGATGTTAGTAATTATCAGTTTGATAAAACTTTTACTAAATTAGAGTTGGTTAATAAAAAGAAATAAATTAAATAGGGGTGAATGTTATGAAGAATTTTTTTGGTAGTGGTAAGTCAGTTAGCGGTATGATTATATGTGCTTCTGGAGCAATTGCAGGTTATTTTGGTTTAGACCATGCTACTGTTTTACTAATAGAAAGTCTTGGTTGTGCGTTGTTTGGTGTAGGTGTATCACATAAAGTACAAAAGTTAATTTCTAAAACTAAATCTTAATTGGGGGTTTTTGTGGATAAGAAGAGATTTGAAGTAAAGTGTCCTACTATGTGGTCTGAAATAAACAATTTTGAAGAAAGTACTTATGATGAGGTTGTTAAAATAGAAAAAGGTATTGGATATTGCTCAAATGTAAATAGTGCTGAAAGATTAAAAAAATTAGGTTACACAGTAAGAGATTTAAATCTAGTAACTAAAGTAAGTAATGAAGATAAATTAGGTTACACAGTTAGAGATTTACAAAAGAAGAAAAGAATAAATTAATTTAAAGAGGTGTTATAAATGTCAAATAAAGCATGGGGAGCAGTTGGACTTACTGGTGGTGGTACTGGTTCATTAGATAGAACTGAGTTAGATGGTGATCTACTTACAGATAAAGATTTAGCATTAGTTAATACTACTAATATTCTATATCCATATTGGTTAGATTCAGATAGTGGAGCATCTGAAAGTCCTCCAACTGTGATATCACCTGATGCTAATGCTGGTACAAAAAGATGGATACTTCAATCGGCACATTTAAATTCTTTAACACTTGAAAATAAATTACCTGTTACTCAAGGTGGAACAGGTGCTACTAATTCTACTGATGCTAGGTCTAATTTGGGAATAGTAGATAGTGGTGATGATGTAACTTTAGATACTACAAGTTATAATTATTTAAGTTTGTCTGGTCAAACAATTACGTTAGGTCAAGTAGATATAAGTGATGATACAAATTTAGTAGCTGGTACAGGTGTAACATTAACAGGTGATAGTTTATCAGTAGATTATGGTTCTTCATCATCAACTGCTTGTATAGGTGATGATTCACGTTTAAGTGATTCTCGTACTTGTGATAATACTTTTGATAATGCTACAACATCTAAAACTAATCTAAGTTTAAATAATGTGGAGAATGTGGCAGTATCAACTTGGGCTGGTACTACTAATATAACTAATGTTGGTACAGTTTCAACTGGAGTTTGGAATGGTGATTCTATAGGATTGGGATATACTGACGCAAAAGTAACAAGTGTGGCTGGTTCTACTGGTGTTGTTTTAAATTCTGATATAGATCATGATCAACTAACAAATTTTGCAAGTAATGAACATTTTACTCAGGCTAGTATAACTGCAACTGGAACTATAGCAACTGGAGTTTGGAATGGTACTGCTATTTCTGATGCTTATGTAGCTAATAATATAACACTTGATAATATAACTCAGATAACAACAAGAAGTCATACAAGTTTAACAGATATAGGATCTAATGCACATTCTGTGATAGATACACATTTAGGAGCATCTAATCCTCATAGTGGTAGCCAAGCTTCTGGTGCTATATTAGATGATTTTAATACTCTAGGTGCTGCTGCATCTGATGGTCAATTTATTGTAGCTACTGGAATAGGAGCTTTTGCATATGAGTCAGGTGCTACAGCTAGAACATCTATAGGATTAGGTAGTGTAGAAGATACTGCTTTGAGTACGTGGGCTGGTACATCAAGCATTACAACTTTAGGAACTGTATCATCTGGAACATGGAATGGTACTTCAATAGCTATAGCTAATGGTGGTACTGGAAATACAACATCTCAAGCATCTATTAATGCTTTAACTTCAGTAGCAGGTGCAACAAATGAATATTTATTAACAAAAGATACTGGTACTGGTAATGCTGTTTGGAAAATATCTTCTGGTGGTGGGGCAAGTAGTATAGATGGATTAACAGACGGTACAACAGGTGGTGGAGCTAATAATGTAGGATTAGGTTCAACAGCGTTAGATAGTTTATTAGGTGGAGGAGCATTAAATACGGCTCTTGGAGATAATGCAGGAACAGCTGTTACTACTGGAACTAGCCATGTTATGGTAGGGTATAGAGCAGGAACAGCGATGGTTACGGGTATCGACGGCACATTTGTGGGAGCGGATGCAGGATTTGCAGCTACAGGAAGTTATAACACTTTGATAGGTAGGAATGCTGGTAAAGATCAAACAACGCCAACCCACAATACTTGTGTAGGTTGGAGCGCGGGTGCGGAGAATGTAACGGGTGGGAATAATACTATAGTAGGTGCCCAGGCTGGAACTGGTGTGGCAGCTAACTCATACTCTGATAATGTGTTCCTAGGTTATCATGCGGGTTTCTCAATAACGACAGGCAGCTCCAATGTTCTCCTGGGCTCTTTGGCAGGAGATTGGATTGCTACAGGAACTACTAATGTAGTTATAGGATATAATGCAGCTAGTGTTCTTAGGGCAACCCACGCTAACGTTCTTATAGGTCCGAACGTTGCTTTAAGAGGATCGGCGTTAACTAATTGTGTAATAATGGGTTCTTTCGCAGGTCAGTATTTAGTAACAGCGATAGGAAGTGTGTTAATTGGACATACAGCTGGAGACAAGAACACTGTTACAGGAACAGCAGTAGGATATAAAGCATCATTTAGTGGAACATCAGGTGCTAATAATACATCGCTAGGTTATCAAGCTTTGTTTTTTAATGTTACAGGATCTAGAAATACAGCAATTGGTGATAAAGCAGGTTATGGTGTTTCTACTGGAACACATTCAGATAGTACTTTTGTTGGGTATAATGCTGGTGGTGTAATAAATTCTGGTAATTCTAATACAGCAATCGGGTCAGGGGCAGGAGACTTATTAACAACAGGAGGTTCAAATGTATTTATTGGATTAGATGCAGGTAACACTGAGACTACTGGTAGTAATAATATTTGTATAGGAACTAGCTCTGATATAGATGCAGTAGCAGCAGACCATCAGTACATTATAGGTGAGGGTTTGACAGGGACAGCAGATGATGCAATTCATATTGGTGATGGTACTGATCATGTTAGATGTGATTGGGGTACTGATGCTGTGTGGGATAAAGTATCAGATAAACGTAAGAAGAATATTATAGGTGAAAGTGTATTAGGTCTTGATTTTATAAATAATTTGAGATCTATGGAATTTACATTTAAAGCACCTAGTGAATTTCCTAAAGAATGGAATAGTTACAATAAAGAAATTACTGAGTCTAGAAATAAAAATGTTCATCATGGTTTAATAGCTCAAGATGTTAGATCTGCGTTAGATAAAATTGGTGTAGATGAGTTTAGTGGTTGGAGTCAAGATCCAGATGGTTGTCAGAGGGTTGGAGACGCAGCATTTATAGCACCTTTAATTAAGGCAATTCAAGAACTAACAGAAAAAAATAATATTCTATCTAAAAGAATTGATGAATTAGAAAAAGTTAATAATTAATTTATGTAGGAGATTACAGTAATGAATGTAAAACAAGTATCATTTACAAGTCCAGTAACTAAGCCTTATTATTATGATTTGTGTAGGGTTGAAAAAATATTTTGGAATATTAAGTTATCTACTGTTGAAATAGATTATAAGTTTGGGTATCTTCAAGATAGTAATTTCATTGAAACTAGTAATTTTAATGATAATAAATCAGGTGATAGTTATTCTGCATTTTTAATAACATTCGCAACAGAAGTTGTTGCTGGTGCTAAAGATATGGAGTTATTTTTATTAGAGAATTTATTAATCCATCCTCAGTTTGATGGTACTATTGCAGATATTGTTATTTAATGTTTGGAGTTATTATGGCTGATTTTATATATAAAAATACTGATGATTTTTTATGGTTTACTACTAATGATTTTGAGTGGGATAAAGTTATCATAGTTGGAGATACATATAGTATTACTTTATATATTACTCAAACTAAGAATTTTGATTTGGAGAGGTAATATGGCAGTTAAAGAAGTTCATGTCGGTGACATAAATGTTTTATTTGTTATAACATTAAAGGATAATACAACTGTTGTAGATATATCATCAGCTACAACTAAAGAAATAATTTTTAAAAAATCTGATGGTACTATATTAACAAAAACAGCATTATTTTCTACAGACGGTACTGATGGAAAAGTTCAATACGCAACAATTTCTGGTGATATAAATATGTCAGGTTTATGGTCTGTTCAAGCACATATAATATCATCTTCAGGTGAGTGGAAATCTAGTGTTGCTAACTTTGATGTGTACGGTAATATATAAGGGGTAAAACATGGCTATTTATGCTACTTTAACAGAAGTAAAAAATTATTTAAATGTAACAGATACAAGTACAGATGATTTACTTTATACGTTTCTTAAATCATCTTCAAATAAAATAGATGAGTTTGTTGGTTATAATTTTGAAGTAGAGTATGGTTCAGATGAAACATTATATAATGTAAATGATTTGGATATAATTGTTTTAAGAAAATGGCCTATAGTTGGTATATCTAGTATAGAATCTGGTGTGGATTATCAAAGAAAAGATGATATTGGTACTATAGTACTAGACGGTTCATTTTCCGGTGATTTTAGTTTAAGTGTTTCGTTTGGTCAGAATCCACCTGACATAGTTAAGACTGTGTGTATGGAATTAGTAAATTTGTTTTGGACAAGAAGAACATCAGTAGGTATAAAATCTATGAGTATAGGTGATTTTAAATACGAAACAAATACTTCTTTAGGAAGTGAAATAAAAGATATTTTAAATATGTTAAATGAGTATAGAGATCCTCATTTCGCTACTCAATCTCCAATTTATAATCAGAATAGATAATATGATAGAAAGATTATTTTCAACTACGTTCATTGTAGAATCAATTACTTCAGGTCTTACTACAATGAGTACCCCTCTACAGACTAACTCTGTTTCACTTACATTAAGCGAAGAAGCTAACATTGGTGTAAAGGTTTATGGTTTTACTACAGGATCTGGTAGTGTAACTTTACAAGGTAGTACATCAGAATCATTAACATTTCCATCAAATGGTGAGTTAGTTTCGTTAAATACATATTCCACAATATCTACAGTTATTTTAAATAACTTAACAGATGAAGCTACAGTTGGTACTGTTGATCTTTTCATGAGTACACCAACTGGTGCTCCTATAACATATAGAACTGTCGTTGGTAGTAATTATAAAGGTCGTATTAGTAATAGAAAGAGATCATTTGATGAGCTTAGATCTGGTATAGAAATAAATACTGCACCTATATTGTTTACTGGCTTTGATGTTCCTATAAAAATTAAAGATTATGTTAGGGCAGTTGGTAGAACTTTTGAGGTAATAACTATAAATTCTCCATCAGATATTATGGGTAATATTAATCATATAGAAGCAGAATTATTAGAGATTCCAAATGCTTAATTTAGTTGTTGACTTATTTTTAATATTATGATATACTAATCCTTTGTGTAATTGTAAAGGAGGTGTAATTGAAATACATTTTTGGTGAAAATGGTTGTCCTAAATATGTTAATTTAAAAAAGGAATATAAGAAATGTAATATAGAGTTTGTAGAGAGAAGTATATATAGATTAAAAAATCCACCAGAAGATAGAGATAGTATTGATGTAGCAGCATTTTCAATATTATGTGAAAATAGTATGAAGTCACCTGTAGTAGTAGATGATGAAATTGATATTTAGAATTTAGAAAAGGAGACACTTGATGTCCGAATATTCAGTTGTAATTCCCACCAGTAGTAATTATAATCACCTAGTAGAAACAATAAATTATGTAAGAGAAGGATCTAAGTCTGAAGATGTAGAAATAATTGTAATAGATAATGCATCAACAGATGGAACTAAAGAATATTTAAAAGATAATAGTGATATTATAACAATAACAAATGAAGAGAATGAAGGTTTTGGTAAGGCTGTAAATAAAGGTATTGATAAATCTACAGGTGAGTGGATATTAGTATTGAATGATGATGCTTTAGTACCAGATGGTTTCTTGAAAAAGTTTAAAACTGATTGTAAAGAATATGAAAGACTTTCTGGTACAAAGATGGCTTCTATTGCTGCACCAACATCAAATTATGTTGGTATGAGGGGTCAACAACAAGAATGTAAGAGTAGAAGTCATTTTGAAGCTACTGCCAAACATGTTTATAAACAGCATTATAGGAGGGTTGTACCAACAGGTATTGTATCTGGATTATGTTTGTTTATAAATAGGGAAGTTTTTGATAAGATAGGTAAGTTTGACGAAAGATTTTTTGCTGGTTGTGAGGATGTAGATTTTTCTGTTAGAGCTTATGAAGCTGGATTTGTTACAGTAGTATGTAAGGACATATTTGTATGGCATTATGGATCAAAAACTATAGATAGAATTCCAGAACTAAAAAGAGGTACAGCACATACAATTGATTTGCTTAAAAAGTATGGACAAAGAAAAAATGATTATCAAGATTTAGGTGTTATATATAGGGTTAAAATAAGAGATGATTATGATGCAAAAATATTTGCTAGAACTTTAGAGAAGAGTTCCACATTTGCAGATCATATATTTATATTGGATGATAATTCTCCTTATAAAATAACACAATATCAGGGTAGTAATATAAGTATACTAAGTCCAGAAGATGATGATGGTATAGATCGTACAGTAAAATTAACTTGTAAGGTTACACTAAAACAACATGATAGAAGTTTTGATGAAAGACGAGATAGAAATGAATTATTAAATATGGCTAAAGAAGCAAATATGGATTGGGTATTCTCTCTTGATGCAGATGAAGTTGTAGAAGATAAAGTAGATAGAAAGTATATGGAGAAACTTATTAATACTCCAGATCCTATGTGTCAAGCATATTCTGTTCATTATTATACATTCTGGAATGATGAAGAACATTATAATGCAGGTGATGTATGGAAAAACATGAATGGTAATAGATTAGTTAGGTTGACTAGTGATCCTAATATCTTCTTGGGTTCTAAGAGTACATTCCATGTTGGTAATATTCCTTATACACCACCAGATTTGTCAAGAGTATCTTCTATAAGGATTAAGCATTATGGTTATGTAAATCCAGAGCAAAGACAGAGGAAATATGAGTGGTATGAGAAGATGGATACAGATAAGAATCCAGCTTTGATAGGTCATAAAGATTATAAACATCTTATAAATGAGAATCCTATTATTCTACGTAAGTGGATAGAGAATAGTACAATTAGTTTATGTACTATAATGAAGAATGAGCAACCATCTTTGTTTGATTTTTTAAGATCATATACACCATTTCTAGATGAGACTGTACTCTTAGATACAGGTTCAGAAGATAAGAGTGTTTGGTTAGCTGAGTTATTCGGATGTAAGGTAGTTAATGGAAATGTAGATGATTTATATACAGTAGATGAATCAGGTGATAAGTTGTTGAAGTTTGCAGAAGCTAGAAATGAAGCACTTAAACATGTAACATCTGATTGGATTCTACATATGGATATAGATGAACATCTTGAGGATCTACCTACAATAAGACGTATGTTAGATGGAAGTCTAGATGGTTATATGTTTTATGTAAATAATCTTATGAAAGATACTAGGTATTCATTATCAGAAACAGTAAGATTATTTAAGAAATCATGTGGTTTTACTTATAGTGGTTATGTACATGAAACTATAAATAATAATAATATTAAGTTTGCTGTGGGTAGAGCACCTATGTCAATCTTTCATTTTGGTTATCTTAAAGCTGATAAAGACATAAGAAAGAAGATGCAGACTTATTTCAAGTTGAATCAGAAACAGATTAAGGATTCACCTAAAGATCCAAGGCCTTATTATGCTATAGCTATTCATTATCTTGAAGAAGGTTTTGTTGATTTAGCAGAGGAGAATTTGATACAAGCTGTTGAATTAGATAATAATTTTTATCAATGTAATAAAGATCTTGCATATCTCTATTTGAATAAAGCTCAAATTTATTTTAATAAGGTTACTGGAATTCTAAAACAAGACCATCCTTTTTATAAACTTTGTGATGAAAATGTAAAGTTAATAGATGATATGGTAGGAACACAAAGTCAGGTTTCGAAAGGTCACCTTGAAGGTTTGATTTAATATATTATGGGTAGAAGAAGAAGAAATAAAGATGACGATTTTTTTGATGGTTTTACAAAGAGTATTAGAAAACGTACAACTAAAACCGTTGAGGAAATGGCTAAAGAATTAAAGAAAGAGGTCAAAAAGAATACTAATCTAGATGATCATACCTTATCTCAATTAAAAAAGCTAGGTCATCCTTATTCTAAGGAAGGTTTTTCTAAGTCTACTATAAAAGCTGTACTTGGTCATGGTATTATAGAAATACATAAACAAGGTGGTGATCAATCAAGTCATCTTAGAGATAATATAGAAATTTTTAAAACTAAAAGGAAAGATACTTTATCTGTAGGTGTAGACTCTAATAAAGTACCTTATGTAGATTATATTATAAATGGAACTGAGAAAATGGTAGCTAGAGATTTTCTCAGTTTCAGTTTACTTCAAATGAATAAGAGATTTAAAAAATTAGTTAAGAAATTAGAAAAAGGTAATCAAAAAATTAGAGATAAAAGATCTAAGAAAGGATAAATATGAGTAAGGTTTTATTGAAGTATGATCTTGAAAATAATATAGTAAATAAGGAAGATATTTTACATGCTGTTTATTTAAAAAGTAGATTGGCTAAACATGGTTTTGAAACACCTAGAAGGCATGTAATAGATTCTTTTATTTCAAAATATTTAATTGGTTTATATGGAAATAAAGGTAAAAATGATATTTTATTTTATCATTTTGTATGGAATTTATATAATATTAATGATCCTATAATTAAAGGAGATGGTTATGTAATACATCATAAAGATGGTAATGAGTTGAATGATTATATAAATAACTTACAGAAAATGAAACATGGTGATCATTCTATATTACATAATATAGGAAATAAATATTGGTTAGGTAAAAAACATACAGAAGAATCTAAAAATTTAATATCTAAAACTAAAATAAAAAATGGTGACTCTAAAGGTAGTAAAAATCCTATGTATGGTAAAAGATTTTATGGTAAAGATAATCCAAATTTTGGTAATGTGTGGTCAGAAGATAGAAAGAAGTCACATTCAAATATGTTAAAAGAAATATGGAAAAATAAAAAATTAGAAAAGGAGATTTTAATTGGGTAAAGTACTTCTTAAATTCGGTGGGACACGGGTGGGTGATTGTTTTCATGCTATTCCATTATTGAAAAAGCTTCAAGATAATAATATTAAAGTTGATTTAGCTCATGGTAGTTATGAATCTGGTGCTGCTAAGTTGTTGTTACATATGGGTTTAGTAGATAAGTTACATTCTAATGAGTTTATAGATGGTAGGATAAATACTGATATGAATTCTATTAAGAAATTTATTGCTCATATAGGTAATATGTATGATAATGAGGATAGTTATATTGCTATTATAGAACCAGAAGAACTTGATAGTAGTTTAAATGGTATTTTTAGTTCTAGTAATGATATGGGTATAGATTTAACTACAGTTCCTTGGGCTACTATGAACATACCAGATGTTATTGTGGGGGATTATTCTTTAGGTGAAGGATATATAGGAGTTCAACCAGCTTCAATCAGTGGATTTAAAACTTATGCACCTTTATATGCAGTAGATTATCCTGCTGATGTTAAGTCATTTGGATTCGCTACAGATCAACCTATACCTAATTCAATACCTATTCATGGTTATTCATTTATAGATGTATATGAGGAACTTAAAACATGTAATATGGTTATATCAACACATAGTTCAGTAGGTGTATTAGCACATTATCTAGGAATTCCACAAATATTTATACATTTTTGGGATGGTGGTCTTGCTAACTTATCTAAAAGAGAAAACATAGTTGAGTTAAAAGCACCTGGTAAACTTGAAATTCAAATTGCTATAGATGAATTGTGGGAAAAATTAAATATAAAGGAGTTAGTATGAACAAAAGTTATGAAGGTAATAAAAGGGGTAATGGTGGTGTAAATAAGATTAGAACTTATCCTTGTGGTATTTGTGGTCAAGTATTTACATCTTATCCATCTCAAAAGAAACATTTATCTAGAGCACATGGTAAATCAACAAAGGGTTATGATAGAATGCTTGAAAATGAATTAGGTGCTAGATAATGTATATTGACAGCTATATGTATATGTAGTAATATATAATATATGAAATATAAAACTAATTTAGATGTAAAAAATGTAATAGTAACTGTACATGGTATAAAATCTAAAGGTAAGAACTTAGAGAAATTATCTTTGTATATGAGTAAAGATAAGTTCTTTGTTGATTCACACTTTTCTAATATTAACTATGGTAAGTTGTTAGCTGTAGTTAATTATATACCTATAGTAAGATCTTTAACTATGGAATTAGTAGCATCAAGATTAGCTACTATCACATATAAGTATCCAAATGCTAAGATAGTTGTTATATGTCACAGCAATGGAACTTGGGCTATTAGTAAAGCATTAGAAAAATACTATCCTAAGTTTAAAATTGATCAATTAATTCTACTTGGTTGTGTTATAAAAAGAAAGTTTGATTGGAAAAAGTATATTAATATAAATGTGTTTAACTTTATTGGTGTTAAAGATAAGGTTCTACTACTTGCTAAACCTTTTTATGGTATGGGTTGGTCAGGTAGGTATGGATTTAAAACACATTCTAAAAATTTAAAACAGTTTAGATTTAACTGGGGTCACACAGGATTTGTTAGAG